AAACAGACTTAGACAAAGAACGTATTAAGGCTGTAGTATCCGAACTAATGATTGAAGCACAGAGTGTCGAAATTGCATGATTAAATTTGAAACCCTACGTTGGAAGAACTTTCTTTCGACGGGTGACTATTATAATGAAATAAACTTCCTAGACAGTTCCACTAACTTGATTGTTGGTGAGAACGGTGCTGGTAAGTCTACAATGCTTGACGCACTGTCTTTTGCATTGTTTGGTAAAGCACACCGTAAGATTACTAAGAATCAATTGGTCAACACAATTAATAATAAAGGTTGTGTGACTGAGGTTACTTTCAGTGTCAATGCGGTGCAGTATCGTGTGGTGCGAGGCATTAAGCCTGCTAAGTTTGAAATCTGGAAAGATGGTAGTATGATCAACCAGAATTCTCACGCACGAGAGTATCAGGATATTCTTGAGAAGAACGTCTTTCAGATGTCTCACAAGAGTTTCCACCAGATTGTTGTTCTAGGTTCGTCGTCTTTTGTCCCATTCATGCAACTCAACTCAACCTCTCGACGTGACGTGATAGAAGACCTCCTTGACATTAACATCTTCTCCAAGATGAATATGTTACTCAAGGAGAAAACCTCTCTCCTAAAAGGCGAACTTGAGAACAACACCCATTCTATTGAAGTGGTTAAGACTAAGATCAATGCACAGAAGAAGTATATCCGTGATCTAACTGCTATCAATACTCAACAGCGTAAGGATAAAGAGAGTGATATCTCAGAACTCCAGACAGAGATAGGTGAACTCAATGCGGTGAACAGTACTTTATCTGAGACGGTTAACACTTTGTTACCGACTATCACGGAGAGTCTAAACAGTATTCGTGCCAATAAGAGTAAGTTGGATGAATATTATGCACAGTTCAAGACACAAGTGAAGTCTGTGGTCAAAGAGGCAAAGTTCTTTGACGATAATGAACACTGTCCTACGTGTGACCAAGACATCGCAGAGGACTTACGTAAGAGTAAGAAGGAGGCTGCAACCTCTAAGGCAAAAGAACTGAAGTCTGCAATGGATAAGGCGGAGGAACAACAGAAACAGTACCAGACAGAGATAACGACCCTAGAGGAACAGATGTCTAGCTGTCTTGCAGATCAGAATACTTTAAACAATAACAATCAGACTATTAGTCGTCTGCAACGGTCTGTCGGTAAAATACAACAAGACCTACAAGACATGACAGAGTCTCATGGTGATATGGGTCAGGCAAATACAGATCTAACGACACTGGATTCCGAATTACACGAAAGGACAGATGAGAAGTTTGTTCTGAATGAGAAGGCATCTTACAACCGTATTGCAAGTGAGTTACTACGAGACACCGGAATCAAGACTAAAATCATTCGACAGTACGTGCCGGTCATCAATGAGTTGACCAACAAGTACTTACAGATTCTAGATTTCTTTGTCCACTTTGAGTTGGACGATAGTTTTAGTGAGACCATCCGGTCACGCTATCGTGACACATTCTCATACGATTCTTTCTCCGAAGGTGAGAAACAACGTATCGATTTGTCCCTGTTATTTACTTGGCGACAGATTGCCAAGATGAAGAATTCGGTATCTACTAATTTGTTGATACTAGATGAAACGTTCGACTCTTCGTTGGACGGTGAGGGTGTTGATAACCTTATGAAGATTATTGACACGTTGAAAGAAGACACTAATGTCTTTGTTATCTCCCATAAGACTGAACTTGAGGATGCTCACTTCGAACGTAAGTTGACATTCATCAAAGACAAAAACTTTAGTCGAATGAGAGAAAGCACTTGACAGACGGTCACAAATGTTATATAATGGTCACCATATTAACTGAGGAAAGAAACAATGGAACTATCTAGTCGCACGGTCGAGATACTGCGTAACTTCTCGACTATCAATCCAAATATTGTAGTCAATGGCGGTAACGTCTTGAAGACTATGTCTATCGCAAAGAACATCGTATCTCGTGCTGAGATTGACGAGAGTTTCCCGAATACTTTCGGTATCTATGACCTCTCTGAGTTCTTGTCTGTGTTGTCTTTGGTGGATCGTCCATCAATTACTTTCGGAGAAAACTTCTGTACCGTATCAGACGGCAGTGGTTTATCATCTGTAAAATACTTCTACTCTGACCCTGAGATGCTTTCTGCACCTAAGAAAGATATCGTTATGCCTGAGTGTGAAGTCAAGTTCTTGCTTACCAACGAAACTCTAAGCAAGATTAAACGTGCGTCATCTGCACTTGGATACGACAATATCTCTATCCGTCCAAACGGAAATTCTATTGAGATTGCAGTTGTAGACACCAATGATTCCACGTCTAACTCGTACTCTATATTAGTTGAAGGTCAATTCCCTGAAGGTACCGATTTCAATTTTATTATGGGTGTATCTAATATGAAGTTGATGGGTGAAGATTATCAGGTCGATGTCTCCACGAAACTAATATCACACTTCAAATCAACTACTTCAGAAACGCAATACTTTATTGCACTTGAAAAGTCATCAACTTACGGAGCATAACATGACTGAAGAACAAAAAACCCTAAATGACCTATCGAACCGTGTTGCACGTTCTTGTATTGCGGTAGTTGATACCGTTGTTACACGTGGTGGTTTCAAAGGTGAAGAATTAACTACCGTAGGTCAACTACGAGACCAAGCAATCCAAGTTGTTGCCCTTTATGAGACTGTCGCAAAGGCATTCGCAGAAGAGGAAGTGGCAGCTGCCGAATCTTCTAAATCTAAGAAGAAGTAACCCCTTTCGGTCTCTTGAGTCATAATGTCTTTGCCCTAGGATATGATTCGAATTGATTAAACTTTATATTATGAATTAATTGATTCAAGAGACCGACCTTTTCAGTATACATATATACATAGTAAGAAATGCTCGGATAGCTCAGTTGGTAGAGCAGCTGACTTGTAATCAGCAGGTCGCAGGTTCGACTCCTGTTCCGAGCTCCATTTCTTAAAATCACCAAATTTTATCACATCAATTGAAAAAAACCATCAGTCTGTAACTGATAATTATTATAAATAATTGTCTACAGATAGTTTACATGAGAGGGGTTTTGTAGTATAATATCCCCTATTGAAAGTTAATTTATATTATGGAGTTGTAATGAGCAATGAGTTTTTGTGGGTTGAAAAGTATCGTCCGAAGAAAGTTTCCGAAACAATCCTTCCGGATGACCTAAAACAAACATTTCAAAACATCGTGGATGGTGGTGAAATCCTCAACATGATGTTTACTGGTACTGCTGGTACTGGTAAGACCACGGTGGCACGTGCCATCTGTGAGGAACTTGACCTAGACTATATTGTCATCAACGGGTCGGAAGAAGGTAACATCGACACCCTGCGAGGTAAGATCAAACAGTTCGCGTCGTCAGTGTCTTTGTCCGGTGGTTACAAGGTGGTCATCCTAGATGAGGCAGACTATCTAAACCCCCAATCGACGCAACCCGCTCTCCGTGGGTTTATCGAAGAGTTCTCGAACAACTGTCGTTTCATCATGACGTGTAACTTTGAGAACCGTATCATCGAACCACTACATTCAAGGTGTTCTAAATACGCCTTTAACTTCAACAAGAAAACTATGACCTCGCTATGTGGTGGGTTCATGCAGCGTCTCCAAGGAATCTTGCAACAAGAGGGTGTGGAGTACGATAAAAACGTATTGGCCAACATCATCATGAAACATGCACCAGATTGGAGACGTGTTCTTAATGAGTGTCAGAAGGGGTCTGTCTCTGGGACACTCAATGTCTCTAATAGTGTAAGTGCGGATATCTCCGATACTTACTCTCAATTGTTCAGTGCAATTCGTGAGAAGAACTTCAAGAAGATGCGATCGTGGGTAGTAAACAACATCGATGTTGAACCGGCGTCAATCTTCCGTGGTGTTTATGATAAAATGTATGACCACGTCGCACCAAACAGTATTCCCCAGTTGGTTCTTATCCTTGCGGATTACCAGTACAAGAATGCGTTTGTTGCTGACCACGAACTGAATCTTGTCGCATGTATGACCGAAGTCATGGCAAACGTGGAAATAAAACCATGAGTCCATTTGACTTTCTGAAAAGTATAAATGACACTAAAGTCAATCTTATTGATCAAGACCAAGATAATACCAAGCACTATAATGGGTTTGTTGTTAATAGGTCTCTGTCTTATTTTCCGGACACGGTGTTTATGTCCAATGAAATGAACAGATTACATCACTTAGATGTTAAGATGCAATACGATTTTCTTATAAATATTATACGGAAAAAGAAACGATTCTCTAAATGGGACAAACCTGATCAAAGAGCCGACATGGAATGTATCAAGGAATATTTTGGTTACAGTGAACAGAAGGCGAAACAAGTCATAGGACTCTTAACGGAATCACAAATAAAAACTATCAAACTAAAGGTAGCAAAAGGTGGAAGAGAATAACTTAGTCCAATGGAATTCGGA